CTTCGGCGCCTCGGCCACCGTGTGGCAGGTAAAGCCCGCTGGCGTGCCTTCGACCGAAGCCTTCGGCGCGGGGGTCTCGCTCGCTATTAGCTCTATCTCTCCTGCGGGCATCCCTTCGACCGAGGCCTTCGGCTCAGGGACGACGCTAGCCCTGGGTACGCTCGCGGGCATCCCTTCGAGCGAAGCACTTGGAGCCCCCGCGACGGTCTGGCAGTTCAAGGTCACGGGTATCCCTTCGACCGAGGCTTTCGGCGCGGGGTCCGCGCTCGCGATTAGCACCATCTCGCCGTCTGGTATACCTTCGACCGAGGCCGTAGGCGCGGGGACGATGCTAGCTCAGGGCGCGCTTTCCGGCATCCCTTCGAGCGAGGGGTCAGGCGCGGGGGCCGCCGTGTGGAAGATCGCCGTCACCGGCATCCCATCGACCGAGACTTTCGGGGCCGGAGTCGCCGTCGCGGGGATGGCAGGCATCTTCCCGTTCGGGGTCGAGTCTACCGAGGCCTTAGGGGCCGGCAAGTTCGCCCGCGTAGAACCTTTCCGGGTCGTCATATTCGTAGACGATCATAGAGATTAGGGGGCGTTGGTGTTGCACACGGCCGAAGTACCAAGCCTAACGCATCCGATCGTTGCGCCAAGCACCGTGTCAAGATTGCTCGCCTGAGTCGACACGTTGCAGGATACGGCGCCCCCAGTCGCGGTCTCCAGACATCCGTGATTGAATTGCACGGCCGTCAGGTATGTCCAGCCCCCGGGAAATGTGATCGCTGCCTGGCCGGCGCCCGATGGGTAGATGATCGTTCCGTTCGCGCCGGCTGCGAGCGCTCCCGGTCCCCATATTGTGGATGCGGCCGAATTGGCAAAAACCGATCCGTTTATTATCTTGTCCAACGCACCGCCCCAGTACACCGAAGTGAACTGCACAAGTCCGCTGAACTGGGCGTTAGTTACGATGGTGTCCCCCTGCAAAAACACGTTCGTCATACTGGGTTGAATGAACTGGCCCGCTACTACGACTATTTCTTTGGCCGGTAATGATTCTAATCCGTTGATGTTGAACCGCGCCGCAAAGGGGAACGTCGAGACGTTGCTTACGATCCCGCCCGCCCTGGATCCATGCGTCCCAACCACCTGCACGAACGAACCGGAACCGAGAACGTAAACCTCTTGGATGGCCGAACCGTCCAGAGTAACTTGCGCCTCACCCTGGTCGCCATTGCCAAAGGCTCCGTCTATTCCCTGGTCAATGCAAACATCCACAAGGGTAGCGCGCGTATCAGGAGTGTCTCTCAGATCGCCCCATACCGGATGCCACGTTTTCAGGTTGATGCAAGGCACCTGATAAACTGTGTACGAATCACCGTTAGCCCAGGCGTTACCCGTTAGACCAGGCACATACGGGACTTGCGCAGTGGGTACGGGATTTGAAACGTTGAACGTTGTTCCGCTTGACAACGTGTTTAGCCATGCGGTCGTTGCCCGAGTATTGTTGTAGACGATCTCCGGGCCCACGGTGAGCCCCACGCCGAACGTAGCCTGAGCTAACGTCCCGCCACCGGATTTAGAGATCTGCGTAACGCCGCTGAGAGTGCCGGTTTGAATCGTGTTAGACGCATTGAGGAGCCCGCGCACCGCGAATTGACACCCGTTTTCGACGCGCGGCTCGATGTAGACCTGATCCACTTCGGGAGCTTGACCCGACATTACCCAAATCGTGGTCGCGCCGTTGGGGCAGGTCAGAAGCGGTTGCCACGTACCCCAACGCTGGTGAATCTCGTCGAAATGGCGCAGCGGGTGGGTTGCGTCGGCCCCCGTGTTCGCGTCGTTTGCCAACCCCGTAACGTTGGCCGGATCGACGTACCAGTTGGCTTGACCCCACCAGTATTCGACCCGAGGCTTGCGAGCCGGGATGGCCGCGATCATCATGATCGCCAAAAACAGCAGCAAGAAAAAAGGTATTCGCTTTTTCATGAGAGTTGCAACCAGCGGTTTAGTGAATACGAAGCCGTCAGCGAAAGCACCTTGCCCACGTCGCTCACGTACACCGTTCCCGTCGTCGTCGCGCCGGGGTTTTGCGGGTCGCTGATCGAAGCGCCACCCGAGGGTACAATTTGAGCAGGCACCGGGAACGAGGTGCCGCTAAACTGGAAGATGATCTCTGAACCATCGTACCCGGCGACGATCGGCGGAAGTGGTAGGATTTGGGCCGACGATCCCGTGGAGTCGACTATGTAAATGGTCTGAATCGCGGCGACCGAGAGCCCCACATTGGCCGGGACGAAGACTGTCCCGCCGATAAAGGGCTTGGCCGGGGGGTTTATGATGGTGATCAATTGGCCGCCATTGGTGGAGGGGGTGTTGACGGGGTTGCCGTCAGAAAGGAGCGTGCCGGACACATCGGCGGTCTGGATAAAGCCCGCGCCGCCGTAGGGGTCAAGTACGATGTTGTTTGCAGCGTTGAATGTGATATCGATCAGCGAGACGTTCACCGCGCGTTCGTTCGACACGTAGTCCATCGCGTTGGAGCCCGCGTTGCTCGAGTACGCCAGGCCGAGGTAGTTCAGCGCCGTAGAGCTCGACGGGAGCTGCAACAGCGACACGATCCGGTTCAAGATTTCGGACGACTCGATCGATCGGTTGTAGGTCTCGCAGCGAAACGAGATGGTGATTTCGCGCCAGCCTGCCAGGGCGTTGTCCCGATAGTCGTCACGGCCCTTGGTCGTCAACCGCTTCACGCGAAGCTTCACGCACGCGGCGTCGGCCGGACCGATGAAGGGGTTAGGGTCTAGGGTCCAGAGAACGTTGCCGGGCGTAGTCAGGCCCGAGAGACTAAAGATCAGCGAAAGGAACGGGGTCTTATTTAGGGTCGGCCCGCCCGCCAGGAGCAGGTCCATGAAGGCTTGCGACGACGCTAAGCCCGTGCCGGTGAAGTTGAGCGCGCTCACTTGTGATCACACTTCAGCCCCGTGTGCGTCTGGAGGCAGCGAATGCAAAATCGAAGGTCGAAGTCGGGCAGTAGGACGCGGCGAAGCGCGGTGTGCCCCCAAGAGAAGTGCGCCCGGTAGGTCTTGTTCGAGGCAATCATCTTGAAGTGCTCTAGCTGGCGCTCGGGGGTCACGGCGTCAACCTGTAGGCTAGGGCGTCTCGTAGTTGTCCGGTCTCGACAAGCGTCTGGTCGTGGCCCTTCTTCTGAAAGGTCGTGATCGAAAGAGGCGGGGGCGTGTCGATCATCTCCTCCTTGATCCCCGCGACCGCGAACCTACCGGCCGAGCGAAGCGCGTCGGTCAGGGGCATCACGGTTCGAATCGCTTTGATGAGACCTCCCTTCAAGACCTCGGCCATGTCGGCCTCATGGCGATCCATCCAGCCCGAGATGAAAGGGCGCTCGGGCACGGTCGGGGTGCCGTGCTCCATCCAAGCGCACACGTCGCCGACCGTCGCTCGCCCCGAGCCGTGCGGGGCCTCCGCGGCGGCACCGAAGACCCCCACTTCGAGGTTCGGAATCTTGCGACCGTCGAGCGCCTTCAAGAGCGAGGCAAAGCCGTGGTCGGTGTCTTTCAGCATACCCGGTAACCCGAGCTCGCCTGGATCTGGAGCTCCTTGTAGGTCTGGCCGTAGGTCGTGCGCATGTACCCGCGCGCGAGCGGGGACGTGATCATCTTGGCGTTCTGCCCGAAGGGCGATGCCGCGAGACGGTGCGCGGTCAAGAAGAACAAGCCTTCCTGGGCCGTAGGGCCCCAGATGACAGTGTCTATCTCGAGCGCGGCGGCGTTCAGCGCGGCGATTAGCTGCCCCGATCCGACGCCGACGAACTCTGGAAACTGGCCCAAGAACTGACCGAGCAGCGGATAATAGAAGGCCGTCAGCGACGAGGTAGACGTCGCCGTGCTGGATCCGGTGAAGTTCAGGGCGGGCATTTACTGGACGGTGGGCGGAAGGTCGACGAGCGGGGGAACGATCTCGGGGCGCTCGCGCTGCAAGATGCCGATCAGGTGAAGCTGTTGGGGTTCGTCTCCGAGCGCGATGACCTCCTTGATCAGGAGCCTAACCTCGCGCGCGCGGCGCAAGTCCCTTAGCGCCTGTTGAACGTTCCGGTGTGCCGCAATCTCGAGTCGTTCAACGAGCGTTCTCATGCTGGACATTTTAGGGTCTAGGCCGTATAAGTCAAGAATGCACGCCGTTCAGTTCGTACCTGACACGTTCGCCTATTTGAAAACGCTTCCCGATAAGTGCGTGGATGTGACTATTACCGACCCGCCCTATTCGAAGCACGTGCATGAAAATCTTTGCTCGGGTTCGCTCGTCGGTAAGAAGTCCGTCCCGAAGTACGAACTCGAGTTCGATCCAATCGGTGATTTCGCCTTTATTACCGACCTGTTACGTATAACGAAACGTTGGGTCGTCGTGTTCTGCTGCCTCGAAGATCTCGGCCGTATTAGCTATGTCGTCCCGGAGTACGTGCGGGGGTGCGTGTGGTACAAGCCCAATTCGATGGGGCAGCTCACGGCCGATCGCCCGGCGACGTCCTACGAGTTCATCGCGCTATTCCACCCCCAGGCGCCGAAGAAGCGCTGGAACGGACGAGGCTCTTACGGCATTTGGCAATGCAACGGCACGCGGGGTAAGAAGGACCGGCACCCGAACGAGAAGCCCGTGGCCCTTTGCTCGAAGCTAACGGCTCTATTTAGCGACCCAGGCGAGACTATCTTCGATCCCTTCTGCGGGTCGGCGGCCATTGGCGAGGCTGCTATATCCCTGAGCCGAAACTACGTCGGCCTGGACTTCGACCCTAACTGGGTCGACAAGGCCAGTGCCCGATTGACGTCCCCCCCGGCTACCTATACGGCCCGGACGGATGCAGACGCCTTGAAACTTTGCACCATGAAGGAGCTCGTGTAATGGCCTACATCGTAGTCGCGCTGGGCGGGTTGATCGAACGGGAGTACGCCGATGCCGTAGGGGAGGCGAAGCGCCTGGCGAACGAGACCGGCCGGACCTTCTCGGTTTACGATGCGAAGGGCGTGTTCACTGTAGACCCCGCCGTCTCGCCCCCTCCAAAGCGCCATGCATGATATCAACGTGCTCTGGACGTTCATAGAAATGCTTTGCTGGGCGTTCTTGTTCGTCTGGTGGGTCCCCTAAAATGGTGAGTGGCCAGACGATACGACGTTTTTACAATTGACGCTTTGGAGCGCACGCCCGGCGGTGCGCTCCGTGTCGAAGGCGCCCTAACTCGCACAGGGATCTTCACCTACCGAAACGCTGACGGTACCGAGAGGCGAGAGTATCGCCCCGATTCCAGCGTTTTCGATACGAAGGCCTTGGCGGGTTTTTCCGATGTCGCGGTCACCGTGGGGCACCCCCCGAACGGCGTCAACGCGGATAATTGGAAGGCTGTTGCGGTAGGAGAGACGGGAGAAGCCAAGCGCAAGGATGCGTTCATGGTTGCCCCGATCACGGTGCGCGACGCCGCGACGATTACCCGCGTCGAAAACAAGGAGCTCGTCGAGCTCTCTTGCGGATATGACATCGATTACGACGCGACGCCCGGGGTAACCCCCGAAGGCGAGCGGTACGACGGGGTGCAAACGAACATCCGTGGTAATCACGTTGCCCTGTTGCCGAAGGGGGAAGCACGCGGCGGATCGCGCTGCTCGCTGCGGTTGGATTCACTCGGGGACGAGGTTTTGGAAATCCCGAGTAAAATTCTTCCGATGACTCCCGAACAATTGGCACAATTGCAGGCCGACCTGAAGGCCGCGCAGAAGCGCGCCGATGAGGCCGACGGCCGAGTCGCGGTGCTCACTACGCAGCTCGCGACCGCGAACGACCCCAAGCGTCTGGATGCCGCGGTGACCGAGCGCGTTGAATTGCTCGACCAGGCGCGCAAAGACGGCGTGACGGTTGACGCAAAGGCTTCGCTTCGAGTGATTCGCGTCGCGATTCTCGAGAAGCGCGTCCCCGGGTTCCGGGCCGACGGTCTCAGCGACGACGCCCTGCATGGCGCCTTCGCGGTGACGGTGGCTTTGCCCCACCCCGCGCTGGCCCAGGTCGACGTGACCCAAGGCGGACGCGATGACGGCGGCGACCCGCTCGAGGCTGCGAAAAAGCGAGGGGCCGAAGCAGCCCGAAAAGCGTACGGCACCACTCCACACTTCGGCGGGAAATAAGCCATGCCCTCTATCGGTCAGCAATCCTACGGCATGTTTCAGGCGACGGCCCAAGTGGGCCAGTACGCCGACCTTGCCTACAACGTCATTACGACCTTCCCCGCGTTCGAAGTGATTCAGCCCGGCGTCGCTGTCGAGATTGCATCGGACAATCTTTCGGTGCGCCAGGTCCAAGGGACGAGCGCCGCGGAAGACGCCGGCACGCACATCTACAAGCGCATCTTGGGTTGGTCGGTCCTTCGCACGACTCGTCAAGGTTCGGGCGCCATCGGCGTCACGGGCTACGGCGTCGGCGGGGCAGCCTACCAGATCGGCGACATGGTTCCGGTCATGAGCCGTGGGCGCATCTTCGCGGCTTGGTCGGGCACTACGCAAGTGGCCTTCTCGCAGGCGATGAAAATCAATCACTCGAGCACCGTTGCGACCCTTCGCGGCACGGTGACCGATGCGGCCTTGAGCCAGGTCGCCGGCAGCGAAGTCAGCAACATCGGCCAATACGTCCAGGTCCGATACACCCTGTCCAACAGCGGCCCGATCATCCTTCTGGATCTCAACATGCCCGGCAGCCCTGGCTTCACTGGAGCCTTCTAAGATGCGCCTCGATTCAATCTGTCGCCAAATTCTCGCACAAGCGCAGTGCCGCACGGACGCCGCGTCGACGGCTACCTTCCTGCGAGATCTGACGTACATCTATGAACAGACGTACGATATCATCTACACCGATCTGTTGGCCCGGACGATTCTCTCGGTCGACGGTCGGCCTGGCCCCGGGGCTGCTACGGCAGCCTGGCGCCAGTTCGATCGCTTCGGAACGGTGAAGTTTGGTGATATGTCGGCCGAAGACGCTCCGAACGTTGAGATCGGCGGTGTCGAGTTCGAAACCCGGATCACTTCGATCCTCGGTTCGTACCAGTACACCTACCAAGATATCCGCGAAGCGCAGATGGCCGGTCTCCCGCTCGAGACTCGCAAGGCCGAGGCTTGCCGACGGGCCTTCGAGCAAGGCATCGAAGCTCTCGCGGTACTCGGCGACGCGGCTGCTTCGTACAGCGACGTTCAGAGCCGAGTCGGATTTGTGGGCTCTGGAACTGGCTTCGCTTCAGACCCGATCCGCTTCTACGGGTTCGCCAACCAGCCCAACATCACGAACGCGGCCGTCCCTGTCGGCACGCTGTACGCCGGCCTTTCCTCGGTCAGCGGATCGACGTTGCAGACGGGCCTAAACTGGACCCTCGACTCTACGCCGGTTGCGGCCATCCTGGCGGACGTCAACGCCATGCAGAAGGCGATCGTCAATATCACGCAAGGCGCGCACAAGCCCAACGAGCTCTACCTCCCCACGCCGATTTACAGCAAGCTCGGCACGCAGGCGCGCAGCTCGACGTTCACGACCGATTCGGTCCTGCAATACATCCAGACGCAAAGCCCCTGGCTCAAGAAGATCGTGCTCTGGCCGTCGCTCGATACCGCGGGCCTCAAGCAAGACAACGCCACCGCAGGCCCCAGGATCATGATGGCGGAAAACACCCCGACGAACTTCCAACTGATTATCAGCCAGGAGTTCGAGCAATTCCCCCCGCAGATGTTGAACTACGCCTTCAAGGTCCCCTGCCACATGCGTTGCGGTGGCGTGAAAATGCCTTACCCGAAGTCGGTGTGCTACCTCGACGGCGCGGCAGGCTAAGGAGTCATCATGGCAGCTCTTTCCGGCCTTTCGGCCTACCTCGAAGGCAAAGTCCTTTCTTGGATGTCGGGTACGGCCTTCCCCGCCGCCCCAACGAACGTCTTCGTCGCGCTCTTCGCCGTGAGCCCCGTGGACGGGAGCGCGACGGTTACCGGCACCGAAACGGATTACACCTCCTACGCCCGCGCGACGGTCGCCGCTGCGACGATCTTTTCGGTTGCTCCGGCGGGCATTCCGAAGTTCATCCAGAACCAGACCACGGTCACCTTCGCCACGGCGACGGGCAACTCGACCCTCCCTGTTGTGGCCTGGGGCATTTTCGACGCCCTCACCAGCGGAAACCTTTTGATGTACGGTCCCGTCGGGACACCCCAGTCGGTCGCCAGCACGCAAACGCCAACCTTCAACGCGAGCACGCTAACGCTGACGGTGCAGTAATGCCGGTCTCCATCTTTCGCCCGGACACTCGCGGCGATTCGCACATGCACGACTTCAAGGGCGGCACCGCGCGCGCGATGGAGGCGACGCGGGCCGCGATGCTGTCGAACACCCCCGACTCGCATAAGAACGCATCCGACGCTCACAAGGACGCGGCTCGCATGCACAAGGACGCGGGTCACGGTTACATGCAAGACGAACACAAGGCCATGGCAGAACATCATGACTGCATGGCCTCGGGATCGGCGAAGGTCTAAATGGCGGCGGAAAACTTTACGGGCACGGCCCTCGCAACTTCTAGCGGCAAGAACGCTTCTCCGGCGAGCGGCGCGAGCATGCTTCCCGGCTCGTTCTACGCGAGCGACGGGCGAGGCTGGGGCCTCACGATCAACAGCAAGACGGGGCTCTGCGGCCTGGTCAAGTCCGGCGCGAACTTCGGCGGCCTCTTGACCCGATACGACATGAACTCTTTGCGGAACCTGCTCGAGACGATTCTTGCGGAAGTGTCTAGCCCCACCTAAAATAGGGGCGTGTCCGATCTGCTGACCCAATCGAACGGGGATCTGAACCTCGCGTCTGGGAATCTCCAGGTCGTCACGGACATCCCTACGATCGCGGCTCAGAAGCTGAACGCCCTATTCAAGTTCTTCTTGGGGGAGTGGTTCGCGGACACGCGCCTGGGGGTACCCTACTTCCGCTACGTCCTTGTCAAGAACCCGAACCTCGCAATCGTGCGGCAAGTTCTTACCGCCGTAATCGAGTCGGTGCCGGAGGTAACAGGAATTGTATCCGCCGATTTGCAATACTACTCTAACCTTCGCAAGGCGTCGTGTACGTTCGTGGTGCGCACGAAAGGCGGCGTCCTGCTCGCGGGGGGCGTAGGCGTCCCCTTCATCATCCAAGGCATAGGCGGTAACCCCGTATGACCCTCTTGGCCGGACTTACCCCGTCGGGCTTCGTCGCCCCCACGTTCACGCAAATCGTGAACGACATCAACGCCGCGATCTTGGCTCAAGTGAACTCGGGCCTAGACCTGTCTCCTAGTCAGCCCCTGGGGCAGATCATCGGCATCTTATCTGAGAAGCTCGCCGAGGCATACCAATTGGGCGCGACGGTCTACAACAGCCTGAATCCCAACGCGGCGGACGGGGCTCTGCTTGTCAACGCTTGTGCCCTCTCGGGGACGGCCCCTCAGGCAGCGACCTACTCGACCGTTACGTGCAACCTGAACCTAAACGCCTCGACGACGATCAACACGGGGAGCCTCATCTCGGTCACGGGTCTGACCCCCGTGTCGCTTTGGTATTTGACGGCCCCGGTGGTTTCCTCGACGGCCGGCGTCTATCAAGGCGTCTTTCGAAGCCTGAACCCAGGCCCCTTCGCGGCCCCTGCGGGCTCGCTGACTACCATCCAGGTCTCGACGCCAGGCTGGAATAGCGTCACCAACCCCGCCGCCGCGACCTTGGGTAACGCCGCTGACTCTGATGCCACGCTGCGCGCTCGACGCGCCCAGGAGCTACTAGGCCAAGGCTCGGGCGACGTCGACGCGATCCGCGCCGCAGTGCTCAAGGTCCCCGGCATCCAGCCCGGGCTAAACTCCGTGGTCGTCACGGAGAACACGACTCTGGTCACCGCGACCGACGGCACGCCGGGCAAGAGCTTCCACGTCATCATTTGGGATAACGGCATGGCGCTCAGCAACGCCGTGGCGCAGGCGATCTGGAACGTGAAGCCTTCGGGCATCTTCTCCTTCGGGGTCACGGCCGGCACCGCGACGGATTCGATCGGCAACCCCCACACGGTCTTGTTCGATCGCGCAACTCAACTCCCGGTTTATGTCTCGCTGACGACGACTAGCCCCGTCGCCCTGACGTCGGTCCAAATCGCCGCGCTCAAGCAGGCCATCGTCAATTACGCCATCGGCACGTACGACGCGAACGGCCTGACTCTCACGCAGGCCAACATCGTACTCGGGCAGAACGTCGTCGCCCTGGCCTTGCGCGGGGCGGTCTTCACCGCTCTACAGCAAATGTTCCCGGGCTCCTTGGTCGATGTCCCGACGTTCGCGCTCGACTTCATCCCGAGCCCTACGAACACGGCGAACCTCACCGTAGGCACGACGCAGATCGCCACCTTCGCGACTGCTAACTTCCTGGTCAACGGCGTATGATTCCGACCCAAGACCTGACGATGGCGGCCGAGGCGCAGGCGCTGCTGATAGCCCAGTACGCGCCCCTGCCGAACATATCCAACCTTCTGAAGGTGTTCGTTGGCGAGGTCCAGAATCTAGAGACGGCGTTCTGGAGCTACCTCAACGGGATGCTACTGACGGCCCAACCCCTCGGGGGCGGGAACTGGGATATCCTCGACAAGTACGGGGCGCTCGTCGGCCTACCGCGTAACGGCCTCACCGATGCCCAATACTTGCCGGCTCTGAAGATTCAGATACGGGCGAACAACTCCCACGGGTTCGCCGAGGATATCATTCAGATCACCAACCTCGTCACGACCGGGGCGGTGTACTACGAATGGCCCCCCGCGGCGTGGGAGATCTACTTGGGGTTCGCGGTGTCCAGCGTCTACTCGGCGCTGGTAGCGTACTTGCACCAGGCGAAGAGCGCTGGGACGCAGGGCAACGTGCGCTATGCCCCCGTGGCTAACATCTGGATCTGGAGCTCGTCGACCTTGGGTCAGCCCGTACCGGCGGGCACGGGGCTAAAGGATTCGGTCGGCGGGACGTTCCCGAACGCTCCGGTGTCGCTCCAGTCAGTCTGAAGTCATGCGCTCTTTTAGAACGTGCTGAATCACCCTGAACGTAGAATCGCTGACGGGGTGCCCATTATAGACATCCCCGATATCCTTCATTCCGATCCCCGTGCCCTTGAAGAGCGCGAGGGTGAAGTTTCCCCCGCGACATAGGATTAGTTGCTGGATCGTGTATTGCTCTTCGGTGCGAAATGTCGATGCCATCGCCCGACTATAATACATAGGCTCCAATGCGCAAGGCCGTCTGGACGTCCATCTTGTCCGCCCCGGCCTTCAGGGCCGCCGTCAGGCCGGAAAGGTAGTGCGTGTTCTGCTGAAGGTAGTAGAGCGCTTGCGTCGTCGCGTCGACCTGATCGTCGTGCTTCGCCCGGGGGAAACGCTTCATTTCCATGCGGTAAGCCCCGAGCCATTCGGCGTTCGCCGGCAGGAATACGTTCCTGGCACGAAACAGGGGCTGCACGGCGTTCGCGCGGGCCTCCTTGCCTCCGGCCGGGTTGACAGAGATGATGCCGGGAATGGTCTTCTGGAGCGTGTCGATAACAGCCGCTCCGTTGGCCTTGTCTTCGATAAGCACCCCGACCGCGCGCGGGTAGCGAACCTTTAGACCGATGATGGCCTGACAGGTCTCGCTGAAGGTCATGCGACCTCGCACCTGGTCGATAAGGTAAAAGTTCGGTCCGTGACGCCCCCAGACCTGGCCGACCACGAAGTCCGAATCCGTCGTCGCTTTGAAGGCGCAATCCCACGAAAAGATGATCTGGTGAAAGTCAGGGGCGACGGTGTACGTTTGCGCCAGGTCGTCATCGGTGAAGATGAGCCCGCTCTTGGGCGTCGGGAGTTGGTCGAGCTGGGCGGCGGCGTCGAGCGCGCCCAACGCCCTCTTCAACTGGTCGACCCGTTCACGCGAAAAACGCTTCGGGTGCAAGAGCTCGCCCTCGACCTGCCGCGGGTCGCACCCGTAAGGCGTCTGGCACCTGCGCTCTGGATCGAACTCCATCGGGAGCATGATGTGCATGGCCCCCTCTTCGAGTTCGTGCGCCGGGGGGTCGTCCACGTGCAAGCGCTGGGCGATCATGATGCGCACGTTGAGCGCAGCTGGGACCCACCGGGTAGCCATGGTCTGCGTTCGCCAGTTCTCGACCCGCGCCAGCTCAACGCTGGTGAGCTCGCTGGGCTTGATGAGATCGTCGAAGACCTGGATGTGCGCGTGCCAGCCGATGCCCTTACCCCCCGGGGTCGTGCCGATGCGAAACCCGTGGGCGTTATTATGGATCTCTTCGATGGCCTGCACGCGCCTGGGGAAGGAGACGCGATGTCCCCACCGGGCTTGATAGGGCTCGCTCGTCATGAGGTCGAGGCATTGCCGGGCGTCGCGATTGACCAGCGTCTGGTCGTGGCTCGCGAAGATCCAACGCAGGCCCGGTTGCTTGATCCAGGCCCACGCGGGGAAGAACACGCTCGTCAAAATACTCTTCGAACACCCCGGGGGCTCGTTGACGACCAGGCTATTGAACGCCCCGAGCAACGCCGCTTCGTACGCAGCGCACTTGAGATCCAGGTGCCAGTTCCATTCGAGGGGTTCGTTGACGATCCACGGCCAGCAGATGCGAACGAACTCGGCTAGCGAACGCTCGCCAAGCTGGCGCTCGGCCTCAACTCGCCGGCTCGAAACGGGCACGTAGGGCCTCCTTGGCCTCGCACGGGGGGCCGAGCAAGACGGTCGTCTCTGCGGCCGACAGCATCTCGAAGGCGTGCTCGAACTGGGCCGCGATCAGCAAAGTCTCCGGGTCGCACCCGTAATCGTTGATTTCGATGTCCTGCTTGTGTACAACTCCTCCGCACTCGTGGCTCTTCATATTGTTCCACTTGCGTTCCGTCAGTCCAAGCTCTTCCGCCTTGGCCGGTCGGCCGGTGCGTGCCTCGATTGCTTCCTGCGCCCGAAGAACCTTGTAGGGCTTTCCCGATCCATGCGGGCGATAAACGATTGGTTGGAGAATGGTGTAGTTCTGGATCTCCCTTCGGACCCAGACGAATAGGCACGTGATCCAGGAGCCCCGCTGGGGGTCCCATCGGTTCAACGCTTGGATCATCCCGATCGCCGCTGCCTGGTTCAAGTCATCCTTGGGGACCTCTATCGATAAGGAAGCGAATCGGTAGCAGTAAAAAGCCAAGACTTTTTGCTGGCTTTCGTACATCGTTCGAAAGAGGCGCTCTCGTGCGGGTCCTTTCCCCGCTCGCCACGCCTGGACCTGAGCCCAGAACGCGGTGTCTCGCGGGGTCAATTGAGCACCGCTTTAGCGGGCGCCGCCGCGTAGGCCAGGAGTATCGAGTCTTCTATCCCGACGTATACGGCCCAGTAGAACGTCGGGCGAGACTCCCCGAGCAGGAGCGCCGTCTTCGAACTGGGGCCGAGTAGATCGCCGACGAGCTTTTGAACACGCTCGCGAGGCAGTACGACACCGACTATATCGTCGTCAGCATTGAGGTAAAAGAAAAAGGCCGGATCCTGTATCCTGAGCGCGGCGTCTGCGACGCAGGCCTTGCCTTCGGGAGTCTTCGGCCAAGCAAGAAGAAGCTTTTCAATATCCATGCCATGAGCTTACCCCCCGGGTAGCTGGCATGCAAGTTGCTTCTGAATGTTTTCAGCTCTTCATCTTGGCGAACATGCCGGTCAACCGCAGGAGCGATTCGCCCTTGTGGATCGGGACGTTGATGTGCAAGAAGGCTCCAGACTTCGCCACGAACTGAAGCCCGTAGCCGTGGTTCCAAGTCGTGGGGGCCGTGTGCGCGTAAAGGGGCTGGAGCTTTGCCAGCGTGCCCGGGCACCAGGACCCGAAGCCCGAGCTCGTCACCGTGCGCGAGTTCATCCCCTGGACCCGGTGGACGTGCCCAAAGACGACGTTCGCGCCGAAGCGTTCAAGGTGGGCCTGGTCGGCGTTCTTGGCGTGTGAGACCCCATGCACGAAGTAGCACTCTCCAAGCTTGATGGCCCCGGGGATGCTCAAGTTCATGTAGGCCGTCGAGCGCTGGTAATACGCGATGCCTCGCTTCTTCAGGTTCAACACCGCTGCCGGACCGATGGCCTCGAGTACCATGTCGGCGTCCTTCTTGCGCTCGAACTCGCGCACCGCCCAGCGCTCTACGTGTTGTTCGTGATTGCCTTCGAGATAGTGAATGACGGCGCGCGGCGAGGCGCGCTGGATCTTGTCGAGAAAAACGTTGGCCGCCGTCACGTCGTCTTGGTAGCTCTCGGTCTTTTCGTGGGAGTAGGATTTTTGATGCGTCGACATGGTGCCGCCTGCATCCAAGTGATCCCCGAGCATCACAATCTCGTGGACGTCGAGCGCCTGTAGATCGGACAGGAAAGCGTCGCGCGCGCCGAGGTCGATGTGTTCTCCGTGCGAATCTGGAATGATGGCGCGCACGATCGTGTCGACCGCCGGGGCCGCGCCGGGGGACATGTGAATCTTGGCCACCTTCGGCGGCTTCGGCGGGGCCGCCGCGGGGTACGCCAGGTAATAGCGACCTTTCAACGCGGCGCGATGCTCCACGGGGAACAACGCCAGGCAAGCTTCCAGGGTCGCCCCGGTGGCCGCCATCCTGGCGTGAATGTGTTCGACCTTCTGTTTCAACGAGGATTCCCTAGTGCCTAGGTGTCTCAGGTGTACGAACACCGCTGGGTCGACGCCCGCCGGCAGATGTTCGAGGGGCGGCAGGGCGTGCGGCCAGACGCGAATCCAAGCTTCGAGGCGGTGAGCGCCGTCGAGCACCATACCCTCGTGCATCGTAATGGGCGGGGGGTCTTCGCCATCGCGCAGGCGAGCTTCGTACTTAGCCACGCGCGCAGGGTCGTAATCCCACGCCGCGCACTCAGGGTGCAGCTTGTAGGGTAGTTCAGGTCTTTGATGATTCGGCATTTAGCCTCTCCTGTTTCTTTCTTGCATAATAGACCTTATTGTGGACCGCATGGCGGGCCTTATACTCGGGGGTCTGCCGGTAGGCCTTCAGGCGGGCCTTATACTCGGGGGTCTGCCGGTAGGCCTTTTGATAGGCCTGATACCACTCTAGATTCATCAGATCGTCGGTTCGTTCATAATGAATCGTAGTGCGTTGAGCAGCCAGTCGCGCTTTTTTTGCTTCGTAGCGGGCCTTCTTGTAGGCCTTATGCCAGGCCCTCCTAGCTTCAGGGTCTTTATAAGGCATGGCTTCTAGGTGTTTTCGGCGTCTCTAATGAAGTAGTAAACGTTACCGTCCCTGTCGTAAATTACAGCTTTGACGGTTCTCTCCGCAGAAGCCACGTTGTCCACTAGCCAGGCGTCGCCCGACTGGAGCTTGCCTATAAGGTGGAAGAACTCCGTTGTCAGGTGCGCCGTACTACCGACCTTCAGGATCGCCTGTTGCTCGTCGTGTAATTCATCCAACTTGTGCTGAGCGATCCCCAGGTCTCTTTGCACTTCTTCTAGCAGTCTCATGACGGGCTCCAAGGTACGTCGGCCAACTCGGCGGGCAGGCGACCCTTGTCGATCTCGTTCTCCGTCCAGAGGTACCCCATGACGTTCCAAAGCACGGCGGCCAAGTGGTCTTCCGTCCGGTCGTTTGACATGAAAGCGTTCATGTGTCGCTGCGCCGAGTCGACGAACCGGCTAAGGGGCAGGCCCTTCTCCCAGTTTCGATCCTCGTACTTGATGGCACCGTTCTCGTAATGGCGCGCCAATCGCAGCATTGGGTGTGCGGGGATTAGGTCGAATCTACCCTTGCCACTCGCCTTGCTCCGCACGCCCCCGGTCGCGAAGACCTGCGGCGGCGTCCCGTCATCGTTCACTTGATCGTAGGTTCCCATGGAATCAGAACTCCTTGCTCGTTGTAGGTAGGCTCGGCCTCTTTCGCCCAGCAAGTCATAATAAGGGGTTCAAGCTTTAGCGGCCAGTCTTTTTCGTCGTGCATCGGCACGTTTTGCAGGTAGACGTTCGCCGCGTCCTTCATGAGCTTGGCCAGAAGCCCCGCCGCGCGGGCCGCGTCCTCGGCAGGGCCCTCGCAGATAATCTCGTCGTGAATGAACGCGACCGGGTGCCAACCTATCATCGAACCCGTGAAGCACTCGCGAGCCACGTACCACATGGCCATCTTGGCGATGTCCGCCCCCAAGCGCTGAAAGCGCTCGTTGCAGAGCTCGCTGTATTTCTTCCCGCTCGTAATCTGTCCGGTGAAAGGGCTGATCTCGCCCCCGGTCCCCGTCTCGGCGGTGAGCTCCGCTGCAAGTCGAAAGAAGGGCTCTACCTCGGGCTGCGCTCGCTTCCAATCGCGGATCCAGGTCTTGGCTTGCTCGGGCGTCATGTCGACGCCGTATTGTTTCTTCGAGTAGTCGCACGTGCGCGCGATGCCGAGACCCCCCGGCACGCCAAAGTTTATAGGCTTTGCGGCCTGGCGCGCTTCCTTGACGTCCTTGTCTTTTTTACGCCGCAAGGCCTCTTCGTACGTTATCCCCAGCATGACCGCCGCGACGCTAAGGTGCGCGTCCATCCCGGCATTGAGCGTCGCCGCGAGCGACGAGGAGCCCAAGACACGGATGCACCACTCGGCTCGGGTGTAAAGCTCCAGCGAAGGGTAGTCGCACTGGATATAGACGTTACCCTCTTCGGGCATGAAGCAATCCCGGATGCCCGCCTTCTTGCGAAGCGCCTGAATGTTCGGCCCCGCGCACGTAGTTCGCCCCGTCTTCGTCAGGTCGTATCTCGGGTGGCAAATCTGGAGCGCGCCCTTGAGCATCTCCACGTCATTCGATAGCACCTTGCGCGCGGTCTGAAATTCGCTGTAGTCCTGAATGATCGGGTCGTCTACTCGGTCGCAAGCGTCGGCCCCGAGCGAGATTTGGCCGCCTTTGGTAAGTACGGGCTGGATGCCTTCCGCCTCGCACGCGCGAGCCATCGCGGCTTGCGCCGCCTTCGTGTCGGCCGCACCGGGGACGACGACGCCTTTGCGATTCACCACATCGGGGCGAACCAGACCCGCCGCGACGAGCGTCTTCTTCAAGTCGGTGTAATCCTCTTCCGCGAGCCGCGCGAACTCCTCCACCCGCGACGGGTCCGTGCGCAGGCCGTAGCAGGACGTGAGCGCAAGGGCGAACTGGTACCGGGTCTGGTTGAACTGATCCACCAGTAGCGCGACGCCGGCCTGCTCTTGGCACTGAAAAACCTCGTACGTCGCCACGGCATCTTCTAGGGGGTAGAGCCGCGCGCCTTCGGGCCATTGGTCTAGTGGCACGTCGTAAAGCTCGCCGTACTTCAGGCGCCAGGTGTCCTTGTCTAGCCGGCGCTTCAGGTACCGAGACGCCATGTCGTCCAGTGAGTAACCGCGCTGTACCCACTCGCCATCCAGGCCGCGCGCCCCGCGGAACCTGCCGAGCGCCGTGTCTATGAGTTGTTCTCTAATTTTCGTGCAGGTGATCTGGTTGCGATCGTACTTGGCAAACACCGTCGGGATCAGATGGGGCCAGTTGGCGCAGATCACCTGACAATCGTAGGCCACGTTCTGCCCGACCAGAAGGTCATTACCCCCAAAGAGTTCTACAATGCGAGGCTCGGCCCCTTTGGCGTGATGCAACTCCCGGTTCGGGTAGATCGACAAGCACACGGCCTTGGGGGCCATGTTGCCTGGACCGAACAAGAAGGTTTCAAAGTCGAATGCAATCGGCATGGAAACCTCAGTGGGTGGGTAGGAATCGAACCTACTCTCCAACGGCAACGTGGTCACCGCCAGACTTAGCCTTAGCCACCCGAAACCCCGCTACCAAGCGGGGTAAAGCTAAGCTCAGACCGGAGAAAAAAAGTGCTTCGTGAACGAACCGCTCTGGTTCTTCTGAGTCCGAAGGTTGATCTTCGTGCCTTTCATCGGCTGGTTGGGCTGGACGGCGGCGTTGGTCAGGGCGGTAATGCTCGGGGCTACCTTATTCCGAGCCTCCTCCGTCTTTGCCCCAACGGCGGCCATCATGAATTGCTTCACGACGGGGGCGTTCCATTCGATCTGCTTCGGCGTAGCGAAGGACACATACCACGAGTGTTGAGCGCCGACGGCTACATCGGGCAGATTGCTAGTTTCTGGTGTCAAGGTGATTACAAGAGCGTGGCCGGCAAAGCCACTGAGCTCTCGCATCTCGTCGATGACACATCGACCTTGGAACCCGTCCGGGAAGTAAGGTGTCTTGAATGAAAGGTCTTTTGCGTTGCCGATATCGGGAATCATGTTCTACCTCTTCGTGCGTTCGTTGTTAGGTTAGTGTCCGCCGGCCTTGACGAAGGCCGCCCAAGCGAAATGCGCCTCGGGGCCGTAGTCTTTGACCAGGCTGTTTTCCGTGACTCGGCCCTTGCGCGGTTGAAAAGCGTTCTGGACCGAGAGGATTTCCGGGGACTGCCCCTTGTATTCTGCCATGAAAGAGTTGAAGGTCATGTCCTATCTCCTTGGATTGTCACTATACGAAGCGAATCGGATAAGGTCAAGCAGACCAGGCGTTACCGCGGTGTTTTTTCGGGGGCGGCAGTATGTCCGCGATGAGGAGCTTGCTCGTCTGCCCGTTCAGCGCGAAGTTCGACGCGGCGACGTCGAGGGCCCGATCGAAGGCGTCCATGTGTTCTTTGCAGGTATAAAAGACGTCTATCTGGATAGTGTCGGCCTGTTGCCCCGTGCGGTGGTGACGGCCGATTAGTTGCTCCCAGAGCCCGGCATCGGGGAGCGGGCACGTGATGAGCCCCCTCGACCAGGGTTGGAGGTTGCGCCCCGTCGCGTTCGCCTTCACCGATGCGATGCAGGGTTTCCCGTAACCCGCCCGCGATTCGTCGTCGATGCGCTCCTTGCGCGAGTTCATTCCGCCGGCCCCGAAGTAATCAAGACCTGTACGTCGCGCGAGCTCGCGACCGAAAAACGAATGCTGCGTCCAGACGATGCCCGGCTCGTCCTCCTTATGAATCCAAGCCTCTGCGACCTTCAGCGCGGCATCGTCATGCCAGACGGCCTGCACGTTGATCTCGAACGTCGGAGCCTCTTTCCTCCACGCGGCCAAGAGCCCTAGATCATCGATCTCCCCCGCGTCCACGGCGCTCACAACTTGCGATTCCGAGTCGACCGTACTCGAGCGGGACAGCACATCGCGCACGAACTTCCCCCAAGCCTTGCGGGCCGCGTACCAAGGATCCGGCGGGCGAGGGGCCCAAATATAGTGCAGCCCGAGAGCTAGTTGGCGCGCGCAGGCCGAGACCTCCATGGCCTCGGTCAAAGCCCACCCGTCAGGGGTTTCGTTCAACATGCGCAAGGTCTTGAAGTTGTCGTCCGTGACCTTCGCGTGTTCGTAGGTAATCCGGCGCAGGATGATGGAACTCTTGCAATCCTGATCGTTGGTGCTGAACACGATCCCGGGGGTATCCCGGAGCTTGTCTCGGAACGCCGTCGGGCCATCTTCCGCCCCCGGGGATAGCTCCAGAAGCGCCCCTGGCGCACGGCGCTTGAAGTCGTCCACGTTGGGGTTCAAAGCTTCTCCCCATTCGCGCAGGATGTCGCGCGCGAATGGCACCGGGGCTCGCTCTTTCAGCGCCCAGATCAGGATGTGCGCGAAGAGCTCCAACTCTTTTTCGATGAAGGTTCCGCCCAGCCCAACGAAGATCGTCTCAGGGTGCGCGTCCATGTAGCGGTCGACACGTCGGGTGACCGCGGATTTGCGGTGTTTCAACTTGTGTATTTCGTCGCCGATGATCAACTCCGGCCCAATGAACTCGAGCTCGCCGTGCATGGCCTTGCGGCCGAGGGCTTCGTACCCGATCATGCGCATCGACATCGACACGTTCCACCCCTGCCGGCGGTACCTGATGCGCTCGACCTCGGTCTTTTCGATGAGACCTCCAGGCAGCAGAAGCACGGACCTCGGGTTACCGAGCAGTGGGGGTAAAAGCAAGGAGATGAGCGTCTTCCCGCCCCCGACCGCGATCGGCCCCGCGCCCCCTTTGCAAGCTATGAACTCGCGAAGCGCTTGCTCCTGAACGGGCTTCAGCTTGCAAAGGGGGTTGTCGGCTACGGCTGGCAACGGCGGCAGTGGCCCGCGCCCGGGAAGGTCCAGCACTCGCCGAAGATCCTCCGAGGTCTTGATCGGGTTGTGGCTCCCGCCGAATGCCATTAGCGCGTACCGATGATAACTTCGTGAGCTAGGCTCCTTAGCATTTCGATGCAGATATAGGCCTCGGGGCTACACGTATCGATGATGATGCTCACCCCGGGCCTTTTTTCGATCTCGCGGCCTACCGCCTCAAGCAACTTAGCCGGCCCCATCCCGAAAGAGTGATCCTCGCCGAGTCGGTAGTCGCAAGGGAGTGTCTTCTTGGCCGCCGCCAAAATGTCAGAGAAAAGTGCGGCAGGATCGCGGCCGATTGGGATGCAGTTGACGTAAAGCGTGCGAATGGCGGGGACCTTGGGGTCGACCTCTACGGCGTCGGCGGGCGCGCCGGCTTCGCCCACCGTGGCGTCAAGCGACCACGGCTCGGGGTTGACGGTGAACGTGCTAGTGGCCGTCTCGGGGTTGACGGTGAACGTGCCGTTGGCATCTTCTACCTTCGGCGCCTTAGGCTTGTTCTTCGCCCCCGGCGGCCGTCCTGGCTTGCGGTTGACAGTAGGGGTCGCCTCGGTGGGCTCGATAGGCAAGCTGGCCGCGGGGTGCGGGTTGCCCCCGGGCGTCGGATTCTCCGGTGGAGCCAAGGTCTCCGGTGCCGGCGGCGCGACGGTCGCACCCCCCGAAGACGCGAGCTGTTTCATACGTGCGAAAATGTCATCGGACACGTCAGTCATTTTTAGCTCCTTAGAAATAGCGCTTGCATTGCGCTCGGTAGGGACAACCGCCGTAGGCGCCGCAGTGGGAGTAATTCCCAGGTACGTTTGCAACAATAGCGTCGACCGTTGTTTCTGTCAATGCCGCGAGCTCTTCAGCGACGTTTTCTAGCACCTGAAATCCGAGTGCCGCGTGCGTCCGCGACATCTCAGTCACGACCGGAAGGTGCCGGTGAGGCTTCTTCTTTTCCGCGTAGAGCCACTGGAGCGTGATCGTCTCTACCTCCGTCCGCTGCAAAATCTCGTGCCCGTAAAGTAATGCCTGCGGGTTGGTCAGTAGCTGACTCGGGGTCATTGCGTACTTGAGGTCAGCTATGAACTTGTAATCAATCAGCATTCCGGGAACTTCAAGGTCCTTTCGCCCACCCCAAGAATGCTTCGCGCCCCGAAAGTCGAACTCGACCTCGACCTGCGCCAGCTTGTTTTTTACCCAGGGGCGAACGTAAGGTTCTAGCACCGCTGCGACGCGCCCCATCTTCGTAGACGTGTCCGGCAACGTGCCGTGAGAGACGAGGTCTTCCATGTACTTGTGTCCCGCCCTACCGTCCTGGAACGCCGCCGTGTCCGGGGCCTCCATTCCGGCCAAATAACGGAATGACCAGGCGCGTTTGCATTGGAGCCCTGTCGTGAGCATGGTTGCGCGAAACTGCATAGCTCAGTAAGGTAGTGCTATTGCCGGCTATTGTCCACGTCGCCGTGATGAACGGGACGAAGCAGCTCGGTTACCCCAAATGGCCCCTCGCTAGGCCCGGGGAATGTGTGTCTATTTCCGATGTCTTCACGCGCCGTTACGACTACGATGCGTTCGCTCTCGCGCACGCCATCCCCGAGGGCTTGCCGGCCTACCGGCTCACGAAGGACTACCCCGGTGAACTAACGTACGTTCTACTCTTCGCAGACCTCGACGCGCACAAGCTCACGGGCGACGCGCTCGACGCCTGGAAGGAGACCGAAGCGGCTCGCGCTCGGGTCATGGGGGGATGCTTGATTTACAAGACACGCTCGGGGGTTAGGTTAGTCTGGCAGGTCGAAATATTAGGCAGCGCATTTTATGAGTTCACCGCCAAGGCTTGGTACCTCGAACTCGAGCGCCGGGGGTTTCTCGGGGTCGATCACACCGCGGGGTCCTTTGGTCGGCACATGCGCCTTCCGTTCGTGAAGCGTGACGGCAAAGACGAGACCCCTGTACTCGAAGGCGCCCTTGCCCCCCTCGACTTCGACCCCGGACCGTTCACCCCTAGGGCTCCTAGAAAGGCCCGCCCTCGCGCTACGAAAAGCGTGAGCGCGTCTTGGGGCCCGGACGACCCGGTACTGGCCATAGCTATCTCGGAAGGCAAGGCGTGTCACGTAGGCCGGGGGGTCTATGCCGTCTATTGCCCGACCGAAAGGCACAACGGGGGCGCCCTCACGTCGACCACGGCGATCCTGCCCGATGGCCGGTTCAAGTGCATGAAGGCCTCTTGCGGCCACGTAACATATTCCGATTGGGCCGCGACGATTATCCCCCCGGCCCAGCCCGTCACCGCGACGCCTCGGGCCCTGCTCGAGACCCTCAAGGCCGGGGGGATCCGGGGACAGCTTAGCGCCGTCGACCTGACGACGGGCGCGGGCAAGAGCCACGAAACCCGCCGACACCTACCCCCCGGCGCGATTCACGAAGGCATCAAGAACGTGCTCTTGAGTAAGACCAATGACCTAGCGACCCAGCACCGCCTCGCCTGCGGCGCGCACCAGGCGGCCGGGGTCGACGTCCCCCTACCCGAGCGGGGGGGATGCGTTCAACCAAAAACCGTAAAAGCTTTGAGGGATGCGGGAGTTTCGAGCAAATATGCCTGCATGAACTGCCCTACCAGAGAGGGCTGCACGGTGGCCGAGGGCGTCGGCGACAAGTTGAAAGGTGAGGTAAGCTCTCATGCTATGCTACATCGCTACGGATGAGGTGTGTCCCAAGTCAGTGTCCCCTTCAAGAGAAGAAGATCTTAGATCATAAGGGACACTGACTTGAAACGGCAGAGCTAGCCCATGAAAAATATCATCATCGACGAATGGCCCGAAGTTCTGGATCAATTCTCCATAGCCTTGGCCGATATCCCGACCGCTCTCGACTCGACGGGGGCGGCGTGGCGCAAGGCGGTCGAGCCCTGGGCCAAGGCTTTGATGGCGGGGACGGATGACCTCTCGGCCCGAGCCCGAGCTTGCGAAGTGCCAGAAATCCCCGACTCGTTCAAAATCCCCGGGTTCGAGAGCTCTGGGGGTTTCAACGCCAAGCTTATCGCCCTGTCTTTTGCCCCGGTGAAGGTCGCGGGGGACGTGCGCCGGGCGGCCCACGAAAGCAGCAAGCTCACGTTCTCTGAGGGGCGCGTCGACGTCGTGCGCCTGAGCACCGCCGCCGCGCATCTGAAGTCGCAAGGCGGCACGATTCTCGCCGCGGGGCTCCCACGGTTGATCCTTCAGGCCTTGCGCCCGGATGTGATCTACCGGCAGCACAACGTCGAAGACTCGCCGGGCGTGGCTATCGAGCGGGTGCGCGTGCTGGTGTCGCAGGCATCGACTAGCGCGCTTGCACAAGACCCGGAACGCCTTCGTGCGATTTGTGACGACATCTACCGACGTCGGCCGGGGTCTCGCGTGTTCGTGTGCTGCCCGAAGAAGCTAACGCACAAGGTCAAGGAATATGCCGAGACCTTCGAAGTCAGTCACTTCGGCGCGATCGAAGGGCTAGACACTTGGCAAGGGTGCGACGTCTTTGCAACCATAGGAGATCACTATCAAAACCTGCTATCCGTCGACATCGAAGCGGAGTTCTTCGGGGTCGACGCGAACGAGCTCGGGCGACAGAAACTCGCGTGCGAGCTCGAACAAGCTCACGGTCGCGCGCGCGATTGCCGACGCACGAAACCCGCGCTGCACTTGCACTACGGGCTAGCCTGGCCGGGCCGCTGGTATTCGTCCAATACCTTGACTGAAAACTTCCGAGCTATATAATAGCCCCATGTTCAAGCCTCGCGTCATCGAAGATCACCGCGGCAAAGGGACGGCGTACCTAACGCGAATTTACCTGATCGGGCGCCCTAAGGCGGCCGACGGTCTAGACCCTTTCGACGCGCACGGGAACTATCGCAAGGTCCCGATCAAAGAGCGCAGGTTGTTCGGCGTCGCCGCGTACCTGCACAAGTTTCACCGAAGCGATGACTCCAGCGCCTTGCACTCCCACCCGTGGAAGTGGGCGTTTTCATTCGTGCTCTGGCGCGGGTACTGGGAGGATCGACTCCAGCCTGACCTTACGATCAAGCGCCGTCGAGTGCGGTCCTTCACGTTCAACTTCATCCGAGGCAACGATTACCACCGGATCGATCTCATCGACGGCAAGCCGGCCTACACGCTGTTTTTCACCGGGGGCAAGACAGGGAAATCGTGGCACTTTTTCTTCGACGGGATGTTCTACCCCTGGCGGGTGTTCCTGGAAAGGTGCCGGTCGTGAACCGCACCGACCGCGAGCTCGCGGTTTATGATCCGAAGGACCTGGCGAAGGCGCCCGAGCCTTGGCTCCAGCAACTGAACGAGCCGGACGAAGCCTTTCGGTTCTTCCGCGCGTACCGCGAGCTCTCCTGGCCGAGGCGCTTGCAGCGTCTACACGGCAAAGACACGGCCCAGATCGCGAAGTGGTCGAGTGAGCACAAGTGGGTCCAGCGCTGCGAGGCTTACGACCGCATGCTCGAAGAGCACGCCGTCGAGATCAAGAAAGAGACCGTCGGAAAACTCATGCGCGAGTCGGCGGCGCACTCTGTCGCGACGATAAACGAGGGCTTTCAGGTAGTTCGGCGAGAAATCCAGCTCATGCTCGAGAAGGCGAACGATCCCCAATGGGAGAAAATGCCGATTATGCAGGAGAAGAACGTGATCAAGCTGGCGGAACTCTTGATGAAGTTCACCAACCTGATCGCGGGGCTCCCGACCGAGAGAGTTGAAAATCAGACCTCGGTCGATTACAGCAAGATGTCGACGGAAGACCTGAAAATCATTATGGAAATCGAAGCAAAAAACAAATGATTCGACTACTAGCGATCGACCCGGGGACGAAGGATAACCTCGGCTGGGCCATATTCCAAGACGGCGTCTTTACGAGCTCCGGTCACGGGGATCTCCGAGTGATTCGAGGGTTCCTTTGGATCAATTTCGTCGTTATTGAGAACCCCCAGATATACCCCAGGTCAAAAGCCCGTCCTTCCGACATCTTGAAGCTTGCTCGTATCGTCGGCCGGATCGAAGAGATGTACTCCTATACGGCCGTCAAGCTCGTCACCCCGCGCGAATGGAAGGGCACGATCAACGGCGACGTAATGACGCGCCGCATCACGAGCCAGTTCACTCCCCGGGAAAAGGCGTTGATTCACAACCCCTCGCACGACGAGGTCGACGCTATCGGCCTGGGCAAGTGGGCTCTGCGATACTTCCCTTCTGGTTGGTAAAATCTAGGGGCGATGCCCCTACCAACGCGGTTCAACATCTCGAATATCTTGGCCGTTCAGGGGCCGCCCGGGGTACCTGGTAGCGGTACCCCGGGCACCAACGGGGCCAACGGAGCGAACGGGTTCAACGCTTACACGACCACGACGGCGAACTTCACGCAACCTGCGGTCGGGAGCACGGTTAGCGCCCAGGTAGCGCAATCGGGCTGGGCGCAGGTCGGGCAATGGGTCTTCGTGCCGGGTGGGGGGTACTACACGGTATCGTCCGTCCCCGACGGAACGCACATTGTTCTGACCAACCCGACGCCTGCCATAGCCGTCAACGCTGCGCCGACCACGGTCATCAATTCCGGCGCCGGGGTGACCCCCTCAGGGCAGTCGTTCACACCCTCGGGCACTGGGATGCTTCGGAGCGTCGCGGGCGTCCTGAGCGTCGTGGCGGACGGCAGCAATACTCAGGTCTTCACCATCGTCGGCGGCGTGCCTACTTGGGCAGCGGCGTCTGCGGGCGTCACATGGGCGAACGATCTGGCCGGCTCGACGAACACGCATCAATGGGTCGCCGGCATTTCCGGGAACGGCGGCGGCGGCGGCGTCGTACCCGTATCCGCGCCGCTCACGTTCGGGGCAACACCGGCCGCCGCGGGGTTGCTGCGGTTTTCAAACAACGCGACTCCGCTGACTGCGCGCAACGCGGGGAACACTGCCGACATGTTGCTGCTGGCGACAGATACCAGCAATAACGTCTATATCGGAGGTAACGGCACTAGTAATATCGCAGGCGTTACCATACAGGGCCATGCTGGAAGTGCCACGGTTTCGGGGCACATCATCCAGTCGCTAGATACAGGGTGCGTGCTGGCGATTCAAGGATCCGCCACGGCTAAAGCGCAGCTGCAGTTTCGCGATGGCTCCGGGACCCTCCAAGGGACGAGCGGATATTATGGCGGCGGCAGCGGTGAGATAAGGCTCGACGGCACGAACGCGATCCCGGTCAATATGATGGTGTCGTCCGTGTTGAAGTTCTCGGCACAGACAAACGGCTGTCAGTTCGGTACAACCGTCTCCTTCGGGGGCGGCTCCGGCGTCATCGGTATCGCGAACGCCACGACGGACCCCACGACGAATCCGTCCGGGGGCGGCGTGCTGTACGTCTCGTCTGGCGCGCTCAAATATCGCGGCTCGTCGGGCACCGTCACCACGATCGCGGCGGCCTAAATGCCCGTCTTCGACCAGCTCACGACCAGCGGATCGCTCAACACGCAGGCCGAGGTATGGACGCAGCGGCCGAGTTGCGCGACGTCGAATAGCACCAATGTCACGCTGGACACGATCACCGTTGCGAGCGGTACCGTCGTAGGTATGGAGTACCTCCTTGTCGGCCGCAACACGTCGACGGGCGCGGCGTGGGCCGAGCGGGGTGTTGTGCTCTGGCAAAATGTCTCTGGCGTGATCTCGACTATTGCCTTCGGCGTCATCTGGACGAACTCGGCTGGACAGCACCTATTTCAGGTCGTATCGGCGCCGAACGTGACGCTGCAAACTCCATCTGCCATCGCCGGCCCGGTTGATTGGCAGCTGCTTGTCGATGCGTGGGCCTGCTAATGCCCGTCTTCGATCGCATCTCTCTTGTTGGCACGCCATCGACGCAAGCGCTCGTCTGGCGCTCGGCTGTATATCGTGTCCAGACTGCAACACTCGCGCTGTCCGCCCTCGCGTCGATCGCGGTCCCGAACAACTCCGTGATGGCCTGCGAAGTCTATCTGGAGGGGCGTCAGTCAGCGTCTGGCACTAACCTGACCGAGTTCGAGCGCGGGTGTTTTTTGGTCAAAAACGTGAGCGGGACTCTGACTGTCACGTCGATGACGACACTACTAAGTGTGTTGGGCGGATTCTACGTCTATTCGTCTAGCCCCAACAACACGGCATTTCTCAGCGCTGTTTCCTCCGGCACGAATCTTCTGGTTGAGATCACACCGAAGTCGGCCAATCAGACCGATTGGTCGGCCTGGATCGATACGAGCATCGTATGAGCGCCCCCACCTTCGACAACGCGACGCCATCCGGTACGCTCAACTCGCAAGCGGAGCTCTGGACGCGGAGACCCGCGCGTATTCGCACGACCGCTGTCACCGGGGTCACCTACGATACGATCGCTATCGCCGCGAGCACGGGCGTCGTGGTCGAGGTCTTCGGTATCGGCCGCACGTCGGCAGGCGCGGCACTCGGCGAGCACACGGCATTCGAGGTTTACAACAATAGCGGGACGCTGACGTTGCGACCCAGACTATTCCTGCAAACGACCAATGGCAATCCTTTCATTTGGTCTACCACCCTGACCAGTGGTACTTCCTATTTTTCCGGCGTAATCAGCGGAACGAACCTGAACTTGACATTGACCCCTTTGATTACTACTCAAACGGATTGGCAGATCTTATCAACCGTGAGGGTCGTATGATTTTCATCGCCACACCATCGTACAAGGTTCCGCCGGAAGTGCCGGAGGGCTCGCCCCTCGGCTACCGGGGTCTCGACGGCGAATTTTCGTTGTGCGTCGAGCGAATCCGGTTGGCGTTCGAACGCATCGGCGTAGCGTCCGTTTTCGCCCGTTACGACGCGATGATGGTAGACCGGGCGCGCGCGGAAGCAGTGGGGGCTTTCCTGGCCGATCCGCGCTACACGCACCTGCTTTGGATCGATGCGGACATCCTGATCGCGCCCGAAGTTGCAGAGTACATGTACCGATCGGTCAAGGCTGTTACTGCGGTCCCGTACCTTCGCCGCGGGGGCGCCGATTACCTGGTCTACGGGCACCGCGTTGCGCTAGGGTGCTCGATGATGACACGCGAGACCATTCAAAGGATGGCGCTCGCACATCCCGAGCTCAAGCAGCGTTCACTACTCGCCCGCTGGCCGATCTGGGCGCTCTTCCAGCCGATGACTTTTGAAGGCGACGGGCTCGGCGACGACTACTCGTTCTGCGAGCGACTGAAAGCTCTCGGAGTAAACATCGACCTGCTTTGCGCCCCCGTCATGCACGACGGCCAGATCGGACAATACGCTGGCACGAACCGTGCCGCCGAGCTAAGATCCAGCCCATGAAAGCTTCCATACTCCCAGCTACCGTCGCCCACTTTCGAACCCTACTCGACGCGCGTACCGCCGCCCAGCAGCGGGTATCGGACTTCGGCGCAGGCTTGGTTTCGGCGCTGGGTTTCGACCCGGCCGACCCGACCGTTTCGATCAACCTTGAAGAGCTAACGGTTTCCACCCCCGAGGAGACGCCCCCTGCACCTGCATCCGAGTGAGATCTGCCTAAGCGTCGGCAATGCGGCGTTCGCCCTGTCGATCCCCGACTCTTGGGTCGGCATGGGCGGGCGTCTGCTATTTGCCGTTATCACCACGCTCGTCTCTACCTTCACGGTCAAGTTCGCCGCGTTCATCTGGAAGAAGTACGGGCCGTGAGGTATCTGGCGCTTCTCCTGCTCCTGGCGTGCAACAGCCCGGCTCTGCCGCGCAGAGCGTTCGTCCCGGCTTGTGGCACTGGGCAAACGCGCTGCGTGACGGAGCCGGGCTGTTGCCCGGAAGGGTATGCCTGCGGGGCGGACGACCTTTCGCCGCGCCCCGGAGTGTGTCGAAGGGTGTGGAACCCGGACGGGTTCTAGTTTAGAGCGTGCGGCGTGGCTTCGCGGACGATCATGTGCCGCAGACGACTTGATGGGTCACGCGGTTGATCGAATACGGGATTAGGTGCAGCTTGGTGACGCGACCGCCGATGTAGCAATTATTGATCAGTGGGAAATATTGCGTATACGACCACTCCTGGACTGGGTCCGAACCGTCACCCATCCAATTGTAATACCAGGTGAAAGCGTCGTTGCTGCACGTGATATGGCAGGCATCCGTTTGCGTGCAAAGTGGCGACCCCACGATGGTACTTGCCGCCTGCACCGTGCCGAAGACCTCCCCTGGACAGTTACCCCAACTCTCGGTGATTTGATTGCCCCAGCCGCAGACGGTATTCTGAGCTGTGATTTTGCTGGCGCCCTCGACACCGGGTGGTGCAGGATAGGTGCAGCCGCACCCGGAGCACGATGCCTGTTCCGTCGTGCCGACAGCTTCGGCCGTGCCGCCGTCCGGCGATCCGGGAGCCTGAGCGCCGCACGCGACGGCGAGCAGGGCGAGAATCACAAATGCGAGGGCTTTTTTCATGTTAGCATGCTCCGGGAAAAAATATAATGTTTACGTAGGTTTTCCAGGTTTGGTGCGTCGCCACGTTGCTCGAAAATTGGATATCTTGCCAAACGCCGCTAGCCGGTAGCCACGTCAGGTTGTCGGTGACGTAGATATTCGGATCGAGCGTCTGCGTATTGTTCGTTGTACACCCGATATTGGCGTAACAGAGGTTGGCATAACCGCTGTACCCACACTGCGATAAGCTGCCGGTGTACTTCTGAATCGGCCCGAGGTAAGGGACGAACGTGTTCGAGCCGGGAACCGTGTACCCAACCTCTTGCGACGAAAAACACCACGCCGGACCGTTCAGGATCGGGTTATTCGCGTCGGTGTAAGGAACGCCGTTCTGTTTGCACTCGTAGGGGCCGTGGACGACGATGTCCTGCGACGCGGTATCGGTCGTTTCGACCGGCGCTTGCGCTCCGCACGCGACGGCGAGCAGGGAGAGAATCACAAATGAGATGGCTTTTTTCATGGGGTCCTGGGGTGAGTGTGATCGGAGTAAGGTGTATATACGGCCTCATCTGAAATGCGCAAGGCCCTAATCGACCAGACGTGACCCTCCCAGCTTTCCCCGGGGGCCAAAATGCGAATGACAGAGAAGGTGTAATTAGGTCCTTCGACGGCCTCGACGCGCAGCTTGTGGTGCGAATCCGTGTTCGTTATTTTGACGGCGGTGGTCATTTGCCCACCAGTTTCGCTTCGAGGGCGGCCATGTCGGCGGTGACGCCTGGCGCAATAGGGGTAATGCTCGGGGCCGCTTTAGCGTCCGCCAAGAGCTTCTCTATATCCGTGATGATCTCGGGGGCGATCTGGATCACCGTGCCGATAAGGGCGAGTAGGGCCGGGAGCATCAAACACCTCCGTCCGGGCAAGAGCCTAGGCCAGACGCGACTTTCGCCGCTTCGTCGAGGATTGGGGCCAAGACGTCCGCCACGGCCTTAGGGAGCGTTGTAGGCGTCTTAGCGATTGCCTGCGTGGCTCGGATGAGGCTGCACACGACGACCGGCGGCGTTACCTTCGCCGACGGGTCCATCGCGTCCACGGCATCTGCCGCGACTACGATTGCATCGTGCGCAGGTTCCAGGTACTTGGCGCAAGTGGCGTTGTCGATCATCGTCTCTTTCGCGAGGTCGATGCACGCCGTTGCGGCGGTGACCCAAGCGTCTTTCGCGACCAGCACGGCGGCGCGCGCCTCGGCTCGGGGTGGGACGGGGGCGTTTGCGGGGGCGCAAGCGGCGAGAGCTACGCCTAGGAAAATCGCGGCGGTGGAAGGTTTCATTTCTGCTGCTCCGAGTCAGGGGTCTGGGTAATCGATCGGCTGAGCAACCCAAACAGGTTCGTTCCCAAGAGTAGCATGCCCGTGGTCACGTGCCAAGGCAGGCTCCCCCCTGCGGCCACGTAATGGGCGACGAGTTCGCACGCCCCTGCCCCGAAGGTGCAGGCTACCATCGCGTAATGCTTCCAACAAGGCTTCATGTCACTGCTCCGCTATGATTAGGGTTGCAGTGGTGGTAGCTCTAACCACTTTCGTAAACAGGCCCGTGATAAATACAGGGGCATTATTCGTCGTGGTAACCGTGTAGGTGACGTTTCGACCGCTCAGGAAGGTCACGGTGAGGTTGCCGGAACCTCCGACGGCGAGCCTCGAAGCATATTTCTGACCAGGAAACTGGACAGTTAGGTCAAAATCCGTTGACGTTAGAACGACGGGGACACCGTCCGTCGGGGTGTAATTAGGTCCTTGATCCCAGGGCATCCCTAATTTTATAGGGCTCCGATAGGATTACGTAGCCGTCTGAGCACACGAAGCGCTCTCCCGCGACCTTAGGGGGCCCGTGTCGGGCGTCGTTCTTAGCCATAGGCAAAGGGTCGATAGGCCGAATCAGGTAGGAACCGGACCAAAAGACGCTGCCTACCCGCTCCGGCTCGCCTCTGCTCCGGTGCATCGCCCGATGCCGGATGCCTCGGGCGTACATTGCGGCATCGATTCGATCGTCGTGCGAATCGAATAGCTCGGCCAGATCCTCTTCCAGATTTTCGAAGGTCAGATTATGCCCCACACGATAAAGGCGCATAGAACAATCCCTAAGCCCCATACGATAGCAAGGATGAAACACGCCAATTCTGGTAACTTGGGTGGGGTCATCTGTTGTCTCCTGGGGGCCGGGCCTGAGACGCCAGCGAGCTGAGCCATCGCTTCACCAGGTACGCCTTTAGCTCATTGACCTGCCGGCGCAGGTCGTCGCGCTCTTTCTCAAGCTCCGCAACGCGCGCCTTGAGCCCCTCTTCTCGACCGAGCGCGCCCGATAGGTTGTATTTAGCCCAGAAAAGGTCGTCGGGGGTCATCTGTTGTCTCCTAACAAGGCGCGCCGGATGCGCTTTATGCAGTGCTCTGCTCCGGTGTACGGGCCGGGCGCGAGGGCTTCGCTGTTGACAGACTCGCAGACTGCGATGCACGCCTCTATTGCGCGCCGGTAGGACTTCTCGAGCTCACTGCGCAACACGTCCCGCTCTGTCTCGAGCTCAGCAACGCGCGCCGCCTCCCGCTCGAGCGCAGCCCATAGGGTGTATCGGGTCTGGTCGTCGCCGCTCATGGTCGTCGACTCCGGCGACATAGATGGATGACCTGGAACACCACGGCTCCCAGAGCCGCAACGATGGCCCCCAGGGAAACGATGTTCTGAAGCACATGGTTCATGACGCCCCCATTGCCTCAGCAAAAAGTTCTTGATTGGCCGCGTTACGCGCTGACTCGTGCTGGATGATGCACTCGTTCATACATCCTAGCCAGTTCTGGTCTTTGGCGAAGTCGTCAAAGCGCGGGAAGTGGAAGCAAGGCCCGAGGCACCACGCCATGGACAGCGTGGCTAGCTGGGCCTGCCAGGGCCACTGCTCCGCATCCGGCCAGCGATCTAGGAGGGTGTGCCACATCTCCACCGCGCGAATGTTGACGAGTGAATCTATAAATGCTTCGCTCAGGCGCAGGGATGTTACGCGCGCGAACGCGCCGCCCCCTTGCTGAGACATCGACTTCAGGGACTTGACCTTATCCCATTCGGCTTGAACCTGGGCCGTGGTCGCTATCTCTGCTCCGTCTTGCCACGGGTAGTGGATCGCCTGCCCCAGCGGGTCAATCAGGTTGCCTACCGCGGTCGTGACAAGACCTTTCGTATCGAGGTACATCCAAGCGCAGCGCCCTTCGAAAGTCTCTATGTAGTGCGGGAACCTGTTTCGTGTCTCGGGGTTCATCTCACTGCTCCTTCTTCTACGCGCGCGTTGCCGCGGACCCGAGCGTCGCCCTTGACCCAAGCGTTGCCGGAGACCGACGCGCGGCCGGAGACCGACGCGTTGCCGGAGACCGACGCGCCGCCGGAGACTTCCGCGTCGCCGTAGACCCAAGCGTCGCCGTAGACAGCCGCGTAGACGTAGACCCGAGCGTTGCCGAAGACCCAAGCGTTGCCGGAGACCGAGGCGTCGCCGTAAACCGTCGCGCGGCCGGAGACCCTAGCGCGGTCGTAAATCAGCGCGTAGCCGTAGACCCGAGCGTTGCCGAAGACCCAAGCGTCCGGGCCTACGTAGGCCGTCTCTGCGACCGTAGCGGTATCCGCGACCCACCCGCCCCCGTTCGAGTGCTTGTGTGCCGGCACTGGGCCGTTGCCGTCTTGAAAATCGAAAGTCTCTTGGGCGTCTTGGG